GAAGTAGAAAGACGTAAGCAACTAGAGCAACAGATGCAGGCACAGGCAGCTATGCCACCTGAAGAACAGCAATGAAAGTTTATTTTTATGATAAAGAAACCTTGAAAAAAGAGCTTAGAAATAAATCAAATAAAGCTCTTATGGTTAGATTTAAAGGCCATACACAGGTTTCTATACCAAAAAATATATTAGAAATTATTCAAAATTTGTCAAAAAAAGATAGAACTTTTATGAAAAAACTACTTTCTAGTGAAAATAATTTCATTTTCTTTTTGACAAATTTCATAAAAAAATAAATAAAAATACGGAGAATATAAAAATGAAACCATTAAACGAAGCAGTGATACATTTAATTAATGAAGATGTTGTAAATGCCAAGAAACTTATCGAAAACGAACTTTACATTCGTCTAGGGACTATTCTTGAAGAAAAATTAAAGAATTATGCACCAACAATCTTTACTGAAAAAATGGCAGATAAAGATTATGATGGTGATAAGGAAATTGAGACATCAGAAAAAGAATTTCTAGGTTCTAGAGATAAGGCAATCAAAAAATCAATGAAAGCTAAATCGATGAAAGAATCAATTGAAGAATCTGAGAATGATCTCCTTGAAGAAGATGCTTTTATCGAAGAATTGCAAGCACTTGTCGAATCAATAGAAAATGATATTGGTGAAGAACTCACCGAATCTGAAATCGAAGAACTTGCAAATATTTTATTAGAAGAGAGTGATCCAGATGAAGACGAGGAAGAAGATTTCGAAGAAGATTTTGAAGAAGAAGACTACGAAGAAGAAGAAATCAAATAAAGGAAACAAAAATGCTTTTAATAAAAGAAAATAATGATTCAGATATCGTAATCTCTGAAGGTGTAGATAACGGTGCAAAATCATGGTTTATTGAAGGCAAAATGATTCAATGCAATAAACCAAATAAAAACAACCGTATGTACGTTACAGAACATATGGATGCTGAGGTTTCACGATATACCCAAAATTACATCAAAGAAAATAGAGCTTTGGGTGAGTTAAATCACCCACCAACCGCTGATATCGATCTTTCAAGAGTTTCGCATAAAATAGTTAAATTGGAAAGAAATGGTAATGATTTTTACGGAAAAGCAAAAATCTTATCATCTACCCCGATGGGAAATATTGCTGAGAATTTAATCAAAGAAGGTGTTAAACTCGGTGTTTCTACGAGAGGGTTAGGTTCTTTGGTCAAAATGAATGGATACAACCAAGTGCAGCCAGATTTTAAACTTGTTGCAGTTGACTTGGTATCAGATCCATCAGCCCAAGATGCGTATGTAATGGCTCTTAGAGAGGGTAAAGAATGGGTATGGGCCAATGAATTTTTGCCAGAAGGTCAAGTAAATCAACAATATAAAGCTTTAAAAAAGGCAAGTAGCAAAAAATTAGAAGAAACAGCTGCTAAAATTTTTAAAGATTTTATGCGTTCATTATAAGTGGAAAAATAATTTTTGCTAAATAATAATATAATAATTTAATGGAGAATATATGAAACAAAAGAAAGCAGTTTTCGCAGCAAATGGAGCAGGAACAATGTCAGCAAATGGCGTTGAGCCACAAGATGCTGGGACCGAAGTTATTCCAGATGGAACAGCACAAAGAAACATGGCATCACTAAGACCAGGTGGTGGTATTTCTGGTATGTTGGCAATGAAATCAAAGACAGGTACAGCAATGTATCCAGAACAAGATAGTGAAGAAGATGAGAGTGATATGGAAGAACAAAAAGAATCCGTAGAACTTGATATCTCCGATTTTGCAAATGCTCTTTTTGAAGGTGAAGAATTATCAGAATCCTTCAAACAAAAATGCATTGCAATTTTTGAAGCAGCCGTCAATGAAAAAGTTTCAGTAATGGAACAAGCCATGATTGAAGCTTCAAAGAAGATTATAGAAGAGCAAGTCGCTTCTTCAGTTGAAACAATCACTGAAGGTGTTGACAAGTATCTCACCTATGTCTGTGAAGAATGGCTCAATGAAAATCGTCTTGCTGCTGAACAAGGCATGAAGACTGAAATTGTTGAGAACTTTATTCACGGTCTTAAGGATCTCTTTGAGAATAGCTTCATTGATGTTCCAGATGAAAAATATAACGTCGTTGATGAACTCTTCGAAGCCAACAGCGAACTTGAATCAAAACTCAATGCACAAATCAATGAGAACATTGAACTCAAGAATACTTTAATTGCTCATCAATGCGCCGAAGCATTCGTTCAGGAATCATCTGGTTTAGCTGATACAGAAATTGAAAAACTAGCCTCACTCGCTGAAGGTATTGAGTTCTCAACTGTAGCCCAATATAGAGAAAAAGTAAAATTACTTCGTGAATCATATTTCAATGGTTCAGAACAATTTAATTCTCAACTTGATGAACATGTTTCATCACCAACCCAACCAATTGTAGAGTCTGGAAGTGATATGGATTATATCGTCCGTTCAATTTCAGAACAAGTTAAAAACTCAAATTACAAAGTTAAGAAGTCTTAAAAAATAAAAAATTATAAATAAAAAAGTATAGGAGAAAATAAATGGACTTTAATAGCGTTACACCCTACGACACACTTTTAGAAAAATGGAATGCGGTCATAGATCATCCAGATCTTCCCAACATCGATGATGTTTATCGTAAGAAGACAACCGCAGTTCTTCTTGAAAATCAAAGAAAAGCACTCAGAGAGCAAGCTGGTTTCTTATCAGAAGCTCCAACCAATGCAATGAATGCTGGTGGTTTTGCGAGTACAGCAGTTGCTGGTGCAAACTCAGCACTTCAAGGTTACGATCCAATTCTCATTAGCCTTGTTCGTAGAGCAATGCCAAATGTCGTTGCATATGATGTCGCTGGCGTTCAGCCAATGACCGCACCAACTGGTCTTATCTTTGCGATGAGAGCAAGATACGATAGCCAAGTTGGTCAAGAAGCAATGTTCGATGAACCAATTGCTTCCTTCGCTGGTGTGTGTGGTGCAACAGGCAGTGGGTCTACAGGATTAGCTAATGATGGTTATACAGGTGGTTATACCTACTCAAATCCATTTGGTTTGGGTGGAACTGGTTGGAATTCTGCTGATAAAAATAGAGTTGGTCAATTCAACTTCTTCCGTGGTTTCTTAACTGGAAATGCTGAAAACTTATCAGCAGCTTCATCCCAATCAACTAGTGGTGGTGTAGCAACTGGTTTCCGTGAAATGGCATTCAGCATTGAGCGTGTCGCTGTAGAAGCTCGTACACGTGCTCTCAAGGCAGAATATACCACAGAACTTGCACAAGATCTTAAAGCAGTTCACGGTCTTGACGCAGAATCAGAACTGGCAAATATTCTCTCAGTTGAAATTCTCAACGAAATCAATAGAGAAATCATTCGCGCAGTCTACGCTTCAGCTAAGGCTGGTGCTCAACAAACTGATCTTTCTAAAGCAGGCGATTATAGCCTCTTAACAGACTCCGATGGTCGTTGGTCAGCAGAGCGTTATCGTGGTTTAATGTACCAAATCGAACGTGAAGCAAATGTAATCGCTAAAGAAACTCGTAGAGGTAAAGGTAACTTCATTCTTTGCAGCGCAGATGTTGCATCAGCACTTGCAATGGGTGGATTCCTTAATCTCTCACCAGCACTCAATGTTCAAATGAATGTTGATGATACTGGTAACGTATTTGCTGGTGTCCTTAACGGTAAGTTCAAGGTTTATATCGATCCGTTCGTTCCAGCTGGCGTTGATTTCGTCTGTGTTGGTTATAAGGGTCAATCACCATATGACGCTGGTATGTTCTACTGCCCATACGTTCCTCTCCAAATGGTACGTGCAGTTGGTGAAAATACCTTCCAACCAAAGATTGGCTTCAAGACTCGCTACGGCATGGTTGCAAATCCATTCGCTGGTGGTCGTACCGCTAATGTTGGTCTTGGTGATGGTCTAAACACCTATTACCGTTTGTTCCGCGTCCTTGATCTTCATGGTAACTCAGCCTGATAATCAGGACTGATTGAAGAAAAACAAATAAAAGCAAAGGGTTGGGTAAAACCAACCCTTTGTTATTTTTTTATAAATATTGTTATGGGATTTAATAATATACCAGATTCTGTTAAAAAATATTTACCGGGAGATTTTTTAACTTCAAATCCATCTATCCCAGTAAATACGAATTTTTTAACCAATAATAAATTTATTTTTATTCTTGATAGATGCCCTACATTGGTATATTTCTGTCAAAGAGCCAATGTACCATCCGTATCTTTAGGTATTTCTATACAGAATACACCAACGGCAATTCAAATACAAAGACCTGGTACAAATGTAACTCTAGAAGAATTTCAAGTTGGATTTGCTATTGATGAGGATTTATTAAATTGGAGAGAAATTCATAATTGGATTAAAGCAATAACATATTATGGAAATAATTGTTCAATTCTTAAAGAAGAACAACAAACTTCAAATGCTTCATTATTAATGCTAAATAGTTCATATAGACCATTTCTAAAAGTTAGATTCTATGATATCTTTCCTACCTTCTTAAGTGGTATTGATTTTGATACTACATTACCAGATACAGATAATATTATTGCTTCTGTAAATTTTGCGTACTCTTATTTTGACTTAGAAACTATTTAATTATATAATTTTTTATTATGACTATAAATGAATTGAAAAAATTAGTAGAAGAAGATCTTGAAATTGATTCAACAGAATTAGGCTCTGAAGCATTAAGATCACCTCAATTACATAATAAATATTTGTGTTTTTTACTTGATGAAAAACACAATCTAAATCTTATGGAATCAATTTTAAAAATTACAGAAAAAGATAAATGGCTTTACTATACAGGAAAAATGAGTGAAGAAGATCTGAAAAAGCATAATTGGGAACCATTTGATCTTGCTGTAATCAAACAAGATGTTGACCGTTTTATAGAAGCGGATAAACAATATTCTGATATTAAAATAAAAGTTGAACAACAACGAGAAAAAGTAAATTACTTAGAAAATGTTATTAAGATAATGTCCAATCGTGGATGGAATATTAAATCTGCGATTGAGTGGGTTAAATTTACTCAAGGTCTTTCATGATTGAAATAGAAAAAGTCGATGAAAGTTTCATAAAAGTAAAATGCGAAGAAGATATCGCAAGAGAACTTTCATCCTTTTTCACATTCAAAGTACCAAATCATGAATACACACCAGCCTATAGAAAAAAGAAATGGGATGGTAAAATTAGATTATTTAATTTGGCATCCAAAACAATTTATGCTGGTCTATTGGATTATATAATAAAATTTTTTAAAGAAAGAAATTATTCATATCAAATAAATTTTGATCAATTTATGATTGAAGAATCTTCTATTGATACATGGATTTCTCAGCAAAAAATTTATTCTAATAAGAAAGAGCTAAAGCCCCACGATTATCAAATAGATGCTGTTAAAAAAGCATTAACAAAGCAAAGAATATTACTTCTTTCCCCCACTGGTAGTGGAAAATCATTAATAATATATTTGATTCTAAAATATCTTTTAGAAAAAGATCAAAAAAAATATTTAATTGTAGTACCAACAACTGGTCTTGTAAATCAATTGTATAATGATTTTGCTGATTATTCAAATAAAGATGTAAAATTTTTACAAAAAATTCATACAATTTTTGCTGGTAAAGAAAAAACAACAACTAAAAGAATTATTATATCGACATGGCAAAGTATTTTTAAAGAACCAGAATCATTTTTTAATGAATTTGATGGAATCTTTGGTGATGAATGTCATTTATTCAAAGCAAAATCTTTGTCTTTACTTGTTCGCAAAATGAAGCAAACAAAATATCGTATAGGAACTACAGGTACACTAGACAATACAGAAGCTCATAAACTAATTATAGAGGGTTTATTTGGTAGGTCTTATGCAGTAACTACAACCAAAGAATTAATTGATGATAATATCTTATCAAAATTAAATATTAATAATATATTATTGTCTTATGACCAATTTCCAAAAAAACCACTATATGCACAAGAAATAGAATGGTTAATTGCAAATGAATACAGAAATAATTTTATAGCTGATTTAGCTTGTAAAATTAAAGGTAATGTTCTTGTACTCTATAATTTTGTAGAAAAACATGGTATTCCTCTTTATACTAAGATAAAACAAAAGAATAAAAAAGATGTTTTTCAAATTCATGGAAAAACTGATATAGAAGAACGAGAACTAATAAGAAATATTGTTAATAATCATACCAATAGTGTTCTTGTTGCATCTTACGGAACATGTAGCACTGGTATTAATATTAAAAATATCAATGCTATTATTTTTGCTTCTCCCTCTAAATCAGTTGTGCGCGTCTTACAATCAATCGGTCGAGGATTAAGAAAATCTGAAACCAAAGATAATGTTGTAGTATACGATATTAGTGATGATTTACACTATAAATCATATCGAAACCATACGCTAAGACATATGGATGAGCGTTTGACCATATATAATAATGAGAAGTTCACATATAAAACTATAAAAGTGAAGCTAGGAGACATATGAACAAGAATACAAAAATCTTCAAACTAGTTAGTGGTGAAGAAATAATTGGTAATCTTTTAAATAATGACAGTGATTCTGTTCTTAAAATTGAAAATCCTATGGTTTTTAAAACAGCAACTATGTTGGACACAAGAGGTGTGCCACACGATGTTACAATCTTAAAGGATTGGATGTATCGATCAGATGAAAAAATAGCAGATTTACCGAAAGAACAAATATCAATTTTATTCAGTCCAAATGAAAAAACTCTTGAATTATATAAAATTGAAATATCTAAAAGTGATATATCACCACAACAAATCGTAAATTCTGATGATTTAAAAAATAATTTTGCAAATCCTCTTGATGAAATCATGAATTCTTTCATGAATAATTTGACAGATCTTGCTAAACAAGAACCATCAAGAAAAAGACGTAAATCTAAAAAGAGAAGACCACCACCAGAACAAGATGAAATATCACTAGAAGCCTTAATTCCAGACGAACTTAAGGAAAGACCTATGATTTATCTTTCTATGGTCATACCACCAGAGTGTATAATGAATTTACTAACCGCTGGTATTTTAGATCCAGAACAATTATTAGAAATAATTGAAGAAGTAAAGAAAAAAAATAATTTTACTGGTGATGAGAAGAAGAGAGAAGATTTTGGTAATAAGTTATCTGATTGGAATCCAGATCCAAAATCTGCTGATTATAATGAAGAGGATCCACTAGATTCTTGATTACTTACTATTAGTAACTAAGTATGTTTACTTTATCCCTTTCTCTCCCCACAAGGGGAATTATAATAGACTTTTAAAAACTGTCAAGTAAAAACTTGAAATTTTACAGGAATCTGTTATAATGAAAGAGGAGTACAAAATGGCAGAAGATATAGTAGAAAAAGAATTAAAATCATTAAGACATTACGTTGATAACCAAAAATTCCTTAAATCCATGAATGAGTGGAAAAAGGAAGTCAAAAAGGCCGAAAAGAAAGGTCAAAAGCGACCCCCGGTAACGGATTATATAGCAGAATGCTTTATAATGATTGCTGAACATCTTTCTCAACGGCCTAATTTTATTAATTATCCTTTTAGAGAAGATATGGTTGGTGATGGTATAGAAAATTGTATAGCATACGCTCACAATTTTGATTCGGAGAAATCATCAAATCCATTC